CACTAGACAGCCTGAGGCAACAGGTTTGTACTAAACGAGGAGGTTCTATGATATTTTCAGAAGAGTTTAAAGCATCCTGTCCAGATGGATACCAACCGGTTCTGAATCCGATGGAATGGAAGACCAAAGACCTAGTAGGGAATGTGAATTATCTAACACTAACATTCGATATACCTAATGAGGTAACCGATGTTGACGGGCTTATGCATTATCTAACAGAACAGCTAGCAACCGGAAAATATACCGAGATTGATGCTGCATGTAAATATGCAATGATTCGCAACAGGCGTAATGCCTTTAAAGTTGGAATCGATGACCGTGGAAGAGAATCTATTCTTAGCCAGGTTAAGGAACTTCAGACCAGAGGATCAGGTCGATGGGTAAACATTCGTTCAGACTGTATTTGGCTCTATCAGAAATGTTCTGAAAAACCACTCGTTTAGAGACTAACTGTTTGGTGGGACTTTTGACTATTCCCTAGTGCCCCTGGCGGGGTCCTAAGTAGCGCTGTATATCCTAGATGTTATGGAGGAGGACAGTATGAGAATCAACAATCGTTTTAAGGAGATTGTTGTGTCCCAGACACAGCTACTACAGGGAGCCGTACAGAGAGCAAAATGTTTTTCTGTTCCAAAGAGTATCTATATACCAGTTATTCAAAGGATTAATTGCTGGTATAAGAACTCAGGTGAAGGTTGGACTGTTGATCGTCTAAAAGCGATCAAATTGGATGTTATCCGTCATCAAGCTGGCATGCCGCCAGTTGGTGAATGGATTGCCCGTGGCTCCCTTGGTTTAAAAGGGGAGTTCGGATCCTTAGAGAAGTGGATGTTAAAGTCCACAAAGAATTTCTCGAAAGGAATCCAATTACTCCAGATATACACGTTATTTTATGCTAAAGAGGTAACTCCAAAGCAACGTGTTAAGTTTTTATCTGGTGTTTCAGAACCACCTCCATCTCCATCCGCTCTATCCCTTGGTAAGGATATTGTGGACAAGGGGTTTTCGTTATTACCGAATGTAGTCTCTTATAAGAAACCGGGGAAATGTCAACCTTTGGTTGACATGTTACCATCCCCAAATAAGAGAGCTCCACTACCTAACTGTTCTGTTTCTGAACAGGAAGGAATAGTAGACTCATTGAAGTACCTCTTTGAAACAACTGAGGGCTTCTCTCACTACATCAAATATAAATATTCCCATTATAATGACCTCTTAGGAGGTTTATGGGATATTCTTCGCGACCCAGAAAATCGGGTTGAGAATGCGAATATATTTGAAAAAATTCGGAAACACGGATCTTTCCTTGTGGGAAGGATTGGTCTAATCCAGGAAGCTGGCTATAAGTTGCGAGCCGTTGCTAACCCTGGTCGTGTTTTTCAGCGGGTTTTGGAACCTTTTGGTAATCGTATTTATAATTACTTGAAGTCCTTACCCTTTGATTGCACGTTTGATCAGTCAAAAGCGCTTCCAGTTTTGCAAGAAGCGTTATCCCATGGCAGGACGATACACTCCATCGATCTTTCAGGTGCTACAGATTACTTTCCGCTCGCTCTACAGGAACATTTGTTACTTAAGATGTTTCCTGATATCGAGGTTAGTTTATTCTGCGACCTGAGCCGAGCTTCCTGGTATATGCCTCACGAAGGTGAGGTTGCTTGGAAAAGAGGACAACCCTTAGGTTTGTTTCCCAGTTTTGGGGCTTTTGCCCTGACTCATGGTTGCTTACTTTTAGGTCTCCTTAATAAAGAATGGAATAATCAGTTCTTTATTCTCGGTGATGATGTTGTGATTCTTGAGGACCAACTGGCAAAGGATTACTATCAGGTCTTAATGACCCTTGGTTGTCCGATATCAGTCTCTAAATCTTTACATTCATCCTCGCTTTGCGAGTTTGGTGGTAAGATTGTATCACCTACTGCTATTATTTCGCAGTATAAGTGGAGAGGAATTTCCGACGATTCTTTTATAGATATCGCGAAAATTTTAGGTCCTAAGTCCCTGCACCTATTCAAACCTCGTCAAGTTCGGATCATTAAACGGCTTGCGCCGATTCCGGACTTCTTGGGTGGTCTTGGTTGGAACTCAGAGGGTTTATCCCTTGAGTCCCGTTGTCAAGATTCACTGACTTGGAATGAAGAATTGCCTGTGGACCATTTAATGGACTACTCGCGTATTCGGCTGTTGAATTTAATGAATTCGAAGCTTTATACGCAGACTATCTTTCATCAACCTGTTGGCTGGAATGCCACATTGATTGATGTTGATAGGGATCTCGACCAGAGATCCAGTCTTCTTCTCAGAAAGTTGTTACCAAGTTCCTTATGGAAAATGGATAGCAGTCTGATGGGGAAGAATATTGATGGTGTCAGTCTGTCCCTTTATGGGGAACATGCTGATTTGCCAATCAATATATTAACTGGGAATACCTTGCGACCATCCCTCCTTTTGAGGATGGAAGCTAAGGTTCGTCAACAAAACAGATAAGGCAAATCTGCTTGAAGTACGTC